TCTTTCCAGAAGAATCTATGCCAGCAATCGAGCGTATGTGCGAAAGCCATGAAGGTATTCTTGCGCTAGAGGCTATACAAGAAGCACTAAAAGGTGGATCATTTGCTGGGAATACTCAGCCAACAGCGGGACTGAGTGAGGCAAAGCTCAGGGAGATGATGAATGATCCAAGATATTACAGTCCAAAAGACCGAGACCCAAACTTTGTACGGGAAGTCGAAGCTGGCTTTAAACAGGTCTACCGAGGTTAAGATACTAAAGCGGGGTGACTACTATCTCACCCCGTTTACTCTTGGCCACGTTGACGAGGTGGCCGAGAACCTAAGCTCAGAAAATAAAAGAGAGCTTATTCTGCTGGGACACACAGACATTCGGCAAGCCTTGCACGAAATGTATGAGACCTCTGACTCCTATCTTTGCAGACGTAATGATGACACTTTCCTTATGGTTGGTGGGCTTTGGTACAATGATGACCGTGAGTCACCTCAAATGTTTTCAATGTTTTCAGATGGTTTGAAGCAAAACTTTCACGCTATGGCGCGTGGTTCTAAGTTATTAGTCAACTTCTTTGACCAGAGCGAAACGTATATGAGCATGACAATCTTAGCCGATTATGAGGGAATGCTTAACTGGGCAGCGTGGTTAGGCTTTGAGGCTGTAGGGATACACCAAGTAGATGCAAACAAGTATGTTGATTTTGTGCGTTGCAATCCAGACAAAAAGATTGTTTACAATGAGGCACTACGGCCCGTAACGCACTGAAAGGCCCGAAAGGACACCCTTGCTGACGTGAAAGAGCGGACACCCGTTGAATCGTAACTTCATCTAAGGACTGATAAAATGGCTAATACTATCGACCAAGCCTTCATCAAGCAGTTCGAAACAGAAGTACATTTGGCGTATCAGCGTATGGGCAGCAAGCTCCGCAACACTGTTCGTTCCTCAAATGTAACTGGTTCGGTTGCTCGTTTTCAAAAAATTGGCAAAGGTGCTGCTAACACCAAAGCTCGTAACGGTGACGTTACAGCCATGGAACTGGCACACACCAACGTAGAAGCAACAATGGCTGACTTCTACGCACCTGAGTACATTGACAAGCTCGATGAGCTGAAGATCAACATCAACGAGCGTCAAGCTGTAGCACAATCTGCTGCTGCTGCTCTGGGTCGTAAGACTGATGAGATCCTTATTACAGCCATGGACGCTGGTGCAAACGCAACTCAGATTGCTGACACTGCTGGCGCACTGGTCAAAGATGACCTGCTTACATTGTTCTCTACATTCGGCACAGCCGACATTCCGGAAGATGGCCAGCGCTATCTTGCTATGTCCCCTGCTGGTTTTGCTGACTTGTTCTCTATCAACGAGTTTGCATCGTCCGACTATGTAGGACCACAAAACCTGCCATTCGCAGGCGGCATGACAATGAAAGAGTTCTTGGGCTTCAAGATTTTCTCAACGTCTGCTGTAGCTGGCGGCAAAAACTTTGCGTACCATACCTCTTCAGTTGGCCTCGGCATCAACGCCGATGTGACTACTGAGGTAAACTATGTACCGCAAAAAGTTTCGCATCTTGCAACTTCTATGATGTCCATGGGCGCTGTCGTAATTGACGCCGATGGTATCTACGAAGTTCTCGACAACAACTAAGTAGGGCGGGGGGTTTCGGCCCCCCGACTTCAAATGCCAGATGTAGCAAACACACCCATCAAGATCTGCTCTCGCGCATCATTGCTTATCGGCGGTGATGTGATTCAGTCTTTTGATGATGGCACTGCGGAAGCAACAATTTGTGACGCAATGTACGAAGACATGGCTCGATCAGCTTTGACTAACTCACGTTGGCGCTTTGCTACAGATCAAGCTGTTCTTAACAGATTAACAGATGCGCCCTCTGGGCGTTGGGACGCAGCTTATCAACTTCCTTCTGAGTGCATTATGTTGTCGGGAGTTACTGTTAATGATTATCCAATTAAGTATGACAGCTATGGCTCAAAGGTTTTTTGCAATTCTTCTGAGAATGAAGTTCTTATTGCTGATTATGTTTTCCGTGCCAATGAAGTTGATTGGCCTCCTTATTTTGTCACTGCTGTTGAGTATGTTATGGCTGGTGTCCTTGCTGTATCTGTTGCTAGGGATTCCCAGTTGGCTACTCTCATGGAGCAGAAGGCTAACTTTCAGATGACCCAAGCTAGACGTTTGCAGTCTCAGACCCAGACTAATCGTAAGCTAAACACATCGAGGTTTATTGCTGAAAGGCGAAGTTAATGCAGAAAGTTAGAGTTCCAATAAGTAGCTTTCAGTTTGGCGAAGTCAGCGATTCACTATCAAGCCGTATAGACACACCAATTCTTAATTCTTCTGCTGAAAGAGTTGAGAATTTTGTTGTAATGTCTGAGGGTTCCTTGAAGAAACGGCACGGTCTTCGCCATATTTATGACTATAACCTTACATATGATGCAAACAATCCTGACAAGTCACATCTTACTTCATTTGTTTTTGATGATAACGAGCAGTACGTTGTTTCTATTGAGCATCAAAAAGCAAGGTTCTTTCGTTTAGTTGACAATGATACAGTAAGCCTTGTTGCAACTGTAACTACAGATACAAACTCTGCTGCTCTTCCATTTGACCAAGACTATTTAAATCAATACAGCTTTGCTCAGTATGGTGATGTATTATTTGTATGCCACCCCCTCTTTGCTCCTCGAGTTATAACTAGAACAAGCCTTACTACGTTTGAAGTTAGCACTTTTTCGTTTGACCAAAGAGCAGATGGTCATAAAATTTATCAACCTTACTATGACTTTCAGTCTCAGGGCGTAACTTTAGATCCCTCCGCCACTACTGGTACTGGGGTAACACTTGTTACAAGCTCGGATTATTGGACTAGCGATCATGTTGGAACAATCATTAGATACCATGAATCCGAAATAGAAATTACTGCTGTTGCTTCTGCAACATCTGCTACTGGAGATGTTGTTGATACCCTTAAAATTAGACTTGCTGTTCTTAATCCTTTTAGAACCATCGAGGGGTCTAGCACGGTAGAGGTTACGCATATTGCGCATGGCTTTTCTGGTGGTGAGACTATTGTTATCGAAGATGCTGCTGCTGTTGGCGGTATTAACACTGGCAACCTTAACGGAACACGAACTGTTGGCAATAATATAATTGATGAAAATACTTACACCTTTACGGCTGGCGGCGCTGCAAGCAAAGCTGAAGACGGAGGAGGATATGTTAAGTTAGTAACTCATTCGCCAACAACAGATTGGAGTGAGCAGGCTTTCTCTGCTGTTAGGGGCTATCCTGCTGCTGTCTGTTTCCATGAAAACAGATTAGTGTTTGCTGGAACTTTAGCTCAACCAGATACAATCTTTATGAGCCAGATAGGTAAGTTTTTTAACTTTGACACTGGAGATGCAGAAGATACTGACTCAATTGATCTTACTGCTGCGACTGGTCAGGTGAATGAAATTAGATACTTAGTCTCCAACAGAGACCTGCAAGTATTTGGTGCTTCAGGTGAGCTTTATGTTCCGACTTACTTAAACCAAGCCATTACGCCTACTAATGCTCAAATAAGAAAGCAGACTCCATATGGAACTGATTACATCCAACCAGCGTCTATAGATGGGGCTACAGTCTTTGTTCAGCATGACGGGCATACAGTTAGGGAATACCTATACACGGACGGAGAGGACGCTTACACGGCCTCTGCGGTATCAACCTTGTCTTCTCACTTGATTGACCATCCAAGATCTATGACAGTTGTCCACTCAGCTTTTGATTTGCCTGATTCCTATGCTTTCTTTACTTTGGCTAGCGGTGAAGGAGCTTTGTTTTCATCTAATCGCGCAGAAAAAAGAGCGTCTTGGACCAGAGTTACATCACTTGGAAACTTTGATGGCACAGTTGCAGTTCACAACAGACTGTTTGCAAATTTATATGATGAAAATAACAATCTTCAACTCTGTGAGTTTGCCAATGATGTTGGCTTAGACTTCTATCTATATGAAGCTGTCTTCACAAATACAGTTGATGTAAGCTCTCTTTATAATAGCGGGGACGTTGTTGACGTTATAGGGGTTAAGAGCGGTAAGCAGTCATATCTTGGTCAGATAACAGTAAATGGGTCAGAAGAAATAGACCTTAGCGCATATAGTGAGTCAGCCTTTACTCACGCTTATGTAGGTAAAAAGTTTACAGCAAAGATTGTAACCAATTCAATTGATGCTTCAATCAGCAACGGTCCGATGACAGGTGAGGTTAGAGGCATTGGCACTACTGTTCTTGATCTAAAACAAACCCGATCTCTAAAAGTAAACAATCGTTCTTTTGTTCAAGACAATTCCTTTACTGGGAAAAAGGAAATCAGAATCTTAGGTCACAGCAGAGACCCTAAGATTACAATTGAACAAGACGATCCGCTTTCACTTCAGGTTAATGGTCTTATTGCGGAGTTAATATTCTAATGCCATTTCAATCATTTTTAGCAGTAGCCAACTTAGGAATGGGCCTCTTAAAAGCAGGTCAGGAAATAAGAAGTGCTGAAGAACAACGTAGAGCAGATGAGCTGCAAGCGTTTAACAACGATACTGATGCTGTGCGAACTAAAGCAGAAGCAATGCAAAGGCATAACAATAGACTTGAAGAGTATAGGTCTAATGTATCAGCTAACATTGCTGCTTTCTCTGCTAGTGGTAGAGATGTTTATGACAGCCCAAGTATTAACGATTTTTTTCAAAGGCAAAAAGAAGTTGTTGCAAAAGACTTGAGGGTTTCTGATTTTATGGGTGCTGCTGAAGCCTCAAAAATTACAGCTCAATCTGCTGTTATTCGCCAAGAAGGCAGAGCTAGAAAAAATGCTGCATACTTTAGTGCATTTACATCTGTAGTTAGTTCTATAAGCGACTACTCAAAAACTAAAGTTACATAGGGGTCTAGAATGGCTATTGTTAGAGAAAGCGCTAAATTTAAGATTGGCCCGATAGGCGTTTCTAGAGCGTCTCAAGCTGCAAGCATTGAAGGTCAAGCTATTCAGCAGAGCCTTAGCTCTTTGGGTCAATTGGCTTTTGAGCAAGCGTCTCGATATGCGTCTGAACAAGGCGCAGAAGCAGCGCAGATGGCAACAGTAGTTGATCCCGAAACTGGTTTGCCTGTTCCTCTAGAGCCACCGGAAGGCTTTGGTACTGTTGCTTCTGATGCTTACAACAAAGTAGCTCAAGCTAGATTTCAAAGCGCAATTGATAATGAAATAAAAGTCAAAGCGCTTGAACTTTCTGAGCGTTATAAAAACAACAGAAATGGTGCGGCGCAGTATAGTCAAGCATTCCAAACTTATTTGAAATCTATGAAGGATGCGGCTGATGGGCCGGGGTATAAATCATATATCTCAGACCTTGGCGACTCATATCACGATGGTACGTTTGCAAAAATGGTTGCAAATCAAGCTGCTAGGGAGCGTCAGGAATTAGCTGAGTCTGCTGTGTTACAGCAAGAAGAAGGACTTGATGCACTTGAACATGCAGCTAAGATGTTTGGTCCCGATTCAGAGCAAGTAAGTCTAATAGAATCCCAAGTAGAAACTGGTGTTTCTAATGCTGTAAACTCTAATCTTTTTAAAAGAACAGAGACAATAAATCATCCTAAAAAAGCAAAGCTACGCAAGGCTATAGGAGCTTTGTCGTATGTAATTAAAAACGAAACAGACCCAGAAATCTTAGCTCAACTAAGAGATGCAATAGACTCCGGTATTCCTTCTTTAGTGCCTGCTAAGTATAAGAGCATTGCGCTTACTATGTCTGAGTTTGGTTCTGATGTCAGCTCTTTAGCAGCTTACACCGCGTCAGCGTCCGAAACGGTTTCTGATTTAACTAGCCTTGCAGCAACAAAGCAGCAAATAGCCGACAGAGAAAAGGCACTTGAAATTCAACAGCATGCGTTTCTTACTAGAAACAATTTAGGTTTAATCTCTCAAGGGTTTCTAAAAAGAGCATCTGATTTAGAAAACGATCCAAGTGCAATACGTGGTTTAGCCAACACAGTTGCTTTTAAGGTTAAAACCCTTCGTGATCAAAGCGCTGCTTTAATTAGAGGGGGTGGACCTCAAGTACAAATTCAAGTTGAAACAAATCAAATGCAAGAGCGCGCTATAATTGGCGGATTCTTAAATGGTTTAAGCGTAGGCTTGATGGAACATCTCTCTTCTAAGTCTGGAGAAGGTGAGACTCAGCTTGCTATGTCTGCTGTATTAGAAGCATTATCTTCTGGTGAAATTTCTGAAGACAGTGGTTTAGATAAAAAAACTACATCCTATGTAGAAAGTATTTCTAAGTTGTTATCTCCTCTTTATGACGCTAGTGGGTCAAATAAGAGCGCTATTCTTACTAGCATAAAAGACGCCATAGAGCTTGGAGATGATGTCTTAGCAGGTAGCGTTTATGGTCCAGCTAAAATAGCAAAGATAAGAGCTGATATTGAGCAGGCATCAAGTCCTACAGAAGTCGTAACAGAGTTTCTTAAAACTATTAAAGGTCGCAGTGAAACAATCAGTGACTACAAAGATGCCGGGTTGAATGATGCTGCTCAAGCAGAAGCTAAAGAAATTAGCGATGAGGCAATGGCTTTAGCTCAAGGCTTGCTTACTATAGCAATTAAAGATCTAACTCCAGCTGAGGTAAATTCATTACAAAACGCTTTAACTGTTGGGAATCCTAACATTGCCCCTGAGTCTTCTAAAGGTTCTTTGATTGAAATATTTCGGTTAGTAGAATTCAATCCTGAAATTAAAGATAAGCTATTTTCTAGAGCAAATTCTTGGAAAGAAAGCGGAGCTTCTGACAATGCTCAACTTCAAAAGCAGGCGAAAGAGATAGCAATAAGACAAGCATCTATTGCAGCAAGTCAAACACTTGTTCCTTACGCTGATAGCATTAGAACTGAAACTGATTTAAATGTTGTTCAAGACAGGGCTGTATCTGTAGTTGCAGCAATGAACACTGGCTATCCAGACCTTCCAGAAGAAGAACGTAATGCGATTAAAGACATAGCCGCTGCTAATAGTGCAACTGCATTCTTAAACGCATTTATTGGTACAAACCCAACAGTAGATCAGATTAATTCTTTTATTCCTGTCTTTAACGGAAGCAAGGATGTTGGCACTCTAACACCACAGCAGCAGTCTCTCATTCAAGGTGCTATCGCTTACGCAAGCGGAACTAATAACATTGGCACAAAAGATCAACGCAATCCCCTTGTTACTGATTTCGGTACAATTCTTGATAAAAGAAAGAATGATCTTAAAGCCTTTGAGCTTCAGCAAAAAGAAATGGAGTTTGCTTCAAGCGTGCTTTCTGGAAATGAGCCAGTAACAGACAGGTCTTCCAAGGCTTTAGATGAACAGTTTAGTAACTATCTTCAAAGTGATTTTAGAATTTTTGCTTCCCAAGAAGGTTGGTCTACCTCCCCAGAAGGGCAAGCAATTATAAGCACAATGATGCAGAGCAATCAGTTTGGGGAGGTTATGACCGATAGGTTTACTGCTCTTGCAAACGGCAGTATGGCAAACTTTGAAGACACGTTGTCTGTGTGGTCAAATGTTAAAGAGCGCATCTTTGCTGGCTCAGTTGTGCCAACAGCGGGTGCAGTTGCTTTAGATGGCAAAACAGTAGCGATGCTAAACTATCTTGAGAATGCCACAACAGTTTTGGGTTACAGACCAGAAGACGTTTCTCGGATTATTTCAAACAGACTTGAGTTACAAAATGATCCAAACGCTAAGATTAAATTCCAAACATGGTCCAACACAGGTCAAGTAGAAGAGGGCCGCAGAACTAAAACTGTTACAGTTAGGGACCGCATACTCTCTATTGATGGGCTTCACAACATTCCTAATCACGCTATTGATGCTGCTGAAGCTATGTTTATTGAGCAAGGCATGTTGGCTCTGTCTGATCCTGATGGTGCTTTAACATACACAAAAGCATTAAACATAATTGCAGAAGATATGAGAAAACGGTTTGTTGAAACTGACGGTTACGTTCAGCCTATTGGTGGCTCAAGCAGAACTGATGCAACTATTGCGCAAGCAGCTCCTAACTATCCTGATGAGTTTCTTAGCTTTGTAAGCCGAAAAATATCTAACGCTCTTAAAGTTGATAACCCTGTTATTAGCTCAGACCCAGAAGATGTAGGCGCTTATTTCTTAGAGCCTTTGTCTAACATGCAGAATGGTATTGTTACTTACATGGTTCATGAGCGGCTAAGTCTTAATGATGGTCTGTCTAAACCAGTTACTTTTAAGATTAATGAGTTTGATACTTCTCCGCTTATTATTAAAAACTCAGATCTTGAGTGGAAAGAGTTTGTTAAAGCAGAAACAAAGAACAAAATTAGAGCAGCTTTAAAGAAAGCAGCGCATTCTAAAAATTCTAAATCATATAAAGCGGGAAACCCTATTGATCCTGTTATTGACCCTATTGAACCATTAAGAATAGAAATACGTCCTATGGGTACAAGAGGAGAATAAGCTATGGCAGACCCAAATCAGTTTGTCCCTTTAAATCCTCAACGAACAGTTGATTACAGTCCTCGTCCTAGCCTTGGGCAAACTATTAACGCTGAAATAACTAAAACTTTTAGCGCAGCTGCATATGCGGTTGATAGTCAAATTTATTATGGAACTCAAGTTCAAGATGGTTACGATGCTTGGGGTGATATGGAGGGCTACAAGGAGTTTGCTAGTCATTTAATCCATGCAACAAGCCCTGAGCATATGTCTTTTCTTAAACGTGGCTTAGATGTAGGCATGGAAGCTCGTCAGACTCTCGCTGATGCTTCAGGAGGAAATGTTTTTGTTTCTTCCTTGCTTAACCCA